ATGCCTCAGCCTATGGTCATCTCTTCCGGTCGTGGTATTCACTGCTACTGGCCAATGACTCAGAACATTTCGAAAGAGCATTGGATAAAGGTTTCTACCGCGCTTCGCATTGCGCTTGAAGAGCATGGTGTCGAGATCGACACAAGCAAAATTCATGATCCATCGATGGTGCTTCGTCCAGTTGGTACGCATCATAAAAAGCAACAGCCGTGGAAGTTGGTCGAGTGCAAACGTGATTGCCCTGACTACGATCCAGTAGAGTTGTTCACGGTATTGAAGCCGTGGTTTGGTAAGTTGCCAAAGAATGCAAAGACAACAGCATCACGCAAAGGTGCAAGATCATCGATCCTTGATGCAGTGCTCAACACAAACGATGTTGTACTTACCGCGGTCGCAGGGCGTTGTGCTCAGGTGGGTGCGCTTGTAGCTTCTGGTGGCGTGTTAGATGCCGCAGGTCGCAATGTAGAAGAACCTTTATGGCGTGCATCGTTAGGTCTTGCTAAGCATTGCACAGATGTGCAGGAAGCGGTCATCATGATCGCAGGAACGCACCCTGACTTTGATCTAGCCGCAAGCATGGATAAGCTCAAGGGTTGGAACGGCACTGGGCCTACGACGTGTGCGAAGTTTGAGCAGTTGTGCGCTAAGGGCTGCGAAGGTTGCCCAAGCCGTGGAAAGATTACAAGCCCCGCGCAGTTATCGGTTGTTACTGAGACTGAAGTTGTTACTGAGGAAGGCGAAGAGTTCACGTTCACACTGCCCAAGGGCTATGTTATTCAGAACAACCAGATCATGCGTGAGGTCAAGACCGAGATCACAACGACTGATGCAAACGGCAATGAAGTAGCCCAAGAGGTAACAGAGTTTGACCATGTGTGCCAGTACGAGATTCACATCACGGGTGTGTATCACGATTCCGAAAGTCGCAAGTCTGCATTCCGAATGATTGCGAAGTACCCAATGACTGGATGGAAAGAGACAGAGCATGAGATGTCTGTGCTCGCGACGATTGGTAAAGACTTTTCTACATTTTTATTGAACCAACAAATCTACGTAAAGAATGCTGGACAGCAAGAAAAAGTTAGGAGCTATTTGATGGATTACTTGACGATGGTGCAACAGCAAGCACCAACAGGATTGGACTTTGTTAACTTCGGTTGGCAAGAAGACGGCTCGTTTATGTGCGGCCAGACAGTGCTAGGCTCTCCAACGGGTGCCACAGACACACGCCTTCGCGGCCCTGCGTCCAACTTCGCTAGACTTATCGGCCCGCATGGTGAACGCTCTGAGTGGATTCGCGCGATGGACATGCTGAACCTACCCGGTGCTGACAATATTCGTGCGTCAGTATTAACAGGCACAGTGGGAATCCTAGGCCCTGCCGCCGGTAACGCAACAGCAATTGTGTCGATCTATTCTGATGAAACGACAACTGGTAAATCACTATCTCTTATCGGAGTGAACAGCTTGATCGGTAGCCCGAAGGAATTGTTCCTGAGCCAGAAAGATACTGCGAACGCTCTATACAAAATGCGCGGTGTCTTAAATAACTTGCCATGTTGTATCGACGAGATGACTGCGGCTGACGACAAAGACATGGCCGACATGGGCTACACACTTAGTTCTGGTCGCGAAAAGATTTCAATGACGAAAGAACGCGAGTTGCGTGAACCTGCTAAGTGGTGCGCTCCTACTCATGTCACGTCTAACATTTCGATGTATCGGAAGTTTGAAAATGCACAGGCAGGCAACGATCCACTGAAAGCACGTTGCTTAGAGTTCCCGCAACACGATAGAACTTTTGTCGCTACCCGAGAAGATGGGCGTAGCTACGGGTATGACTTTTTTGAGATCGTAGAGAAGCATAACGGTTGGGCTTTCCCAGAGCTTGTGCAAGTTGTGATCGACAAGGGCGGCCCTGAAGCTGTATGGAAATGGTCTGAAGCATCGTTTAACAAAACGTTTGGTTTTATATTTGAACCCCAAGAGCGTTTCTACAGGACGCTACTTATTGCATCATGGGGCATGGGTCGTATTGGCCAAGCCTTGGGTTTGTTCCCGTTCGATATAAAGGGAACCATTGACTTTATGATTGACCGCGTCAAACAAACTCGGCAAGCTGCAATTGAAAGTAAGTCAGATGTATTTGATACGATTGGCCAGTACATCATGGAGCACAACGACCGCTTGGTGCATTGCACTGAGGTCTACAGTTCAGGTAAAGAGCAGGTGACACAACCGGCTCCAGATAAAGCAGTTGCCCGTGTCAAGGTTGTTTATGATGCCAAGAACCCTGTCATGCCCGGTAGCATGATTGCGATCAACTTGGCTTTGTTTAAAGCATGGTTAGGTAGAACGCAGGATGGCATTGACCGGATTGAGCGGGAGCTAGAACTTAACGGTGCGATGATTGCCAAGCGAGACCGCGTGACTATGTTCAAAGGATGCAAGGACAGAAGCCCCGGCCAGACACACTGCTTGATCGTTAACCTGAACCACCCTCGGTTTGTAGCAACCCTGACCGGCACCACGTCTAGAGAGCAAAGCCCTGTGCTACTTGCTGTTCTAAATGGCGCGGCTGTGGGACAATAAGATATCTTTTGTAAGGACAACTATCATGCCACGTGACTACAAGAAAGAGTACGCTAACTACCAAGGTAAGCCGGAGCAGATTGCTAACAGGGCTGACCGCAATTCAGCGCGTCGACAAATGGAAAAGAAAGGCGTCGTCAGCAAAGGCGACGGCCTTGACGTCGATCACAAGAAGCCCATGGCAAAGGGCGGTGGAAACGGCGGAGGTAACCTCCGCGCAGTTCCTAAGTCTGCGAACCGATCGTTTGCACGAACACGTTCAGCAGGGATGAAGTAATTACTTCTTGGCTTTGGGCTTAGCGCCCTTGGCTTTGTCATGGGCTACCATTTTCTTGGCAGCTTTGACTTCAATACCCAGCTTCTTTGCAAAGCTAGGATCATGTGCAGCAGCCCGCATAGTGCGAGCTTGCTTCTCAGACGTAAATGGCATTACTTGGCTTTAGCTAAACACTTGCCAGCGGCTTTGCACTTAGCAGGGCTCTTGCAACCGGGGCAAGGCTTAAATGGAGCAGCTTTTTTACCAGCTTTTGCGGGGGCCTTAGCCATCATCATTTTTCCGTACATCATGGTGGTTCCTTATTTCATCTTAGAGGTTGATTTTTTGCCTTCGTGCTTCTTCTCCATAGCGGCATAAGCCTTTTTGCTAGGAGCCATTTTCTTTTCTTTGGCTTCCATGGCTTTGGACTCGCCTTTGCCAAATGGATTCATTTTTTTACCGTACATAGTAATCTCCAATTAAAGTCTAACGAAATTTTGCAGTTTTAGCCGCAATCTTTTTTGGTTGCGCTACGAATTGTTTTCCGGCTTCTTTTCCGGCTCGCTTGGCTTTGGTTGTCGCAGCGTACTCACTAGGGCTGAGACTTTTAATCGCAGCGCTTGGAAGGTATCTTTCACCTGTGTCAGAAGATTTTTTACCACTTTTGGTTCTCCATTTTTGGTCGCCCCAGTCTTTTAGGGATTGTTGTGGGGCTTTCAATCTCGATACCCCCCGCCTGCTGCCTTATACTTCTTAGCAACAAGCTGTGCCTTACGAGCAGACCATTGGCCTGCACCAGTGCCTTGCGTTGCCGCGGACTTTACCTGAGCCACAATCTTCTTGCGAAGTGTAGGCTTTGTGTAATTGCCAGCGGCATTAACAGTTGATTTGGTAGCCATGTTAGCACTTCCAAGCACGTAGTGATTTATTGATACGACTGTTAGGGTCGTTTGCAGTCTTCGCACTGGTCAGCTTCTCTTTCATGCCTTCCATACGGGCACAGAATGAGTCACGTCGTGGGCCACCCTCAGGTTGAGGGGCCTTGAGTCCCGGCTTCCCGGGATTGGCTTTATTGTACGAGGCTCGCCCCTTGGCGTTCAAGCCCCCTTTTTCCGATTTACCTTCTTTGCGTGTCCAAGCTGGTGTTTTAGCCATTACTCGTCTCCTCTAATTTTAGCGAGTCTTTCTTCAAGTCTTTGGTTTAACTTTTCAAGTTTTTCGTCCATAGCTTCATAGTCAGGATAACCTTTAGACATTTCATCACGCTTGGCTTTGTTCATTTCCTTTTTGAACTCGCTCTTAATTTTCTTGATTTCAGCATCTTGGTAGTACTGTGTCTCAGCTTGGTCATATTGGTATATGCTAAGGCCAAACAAACGCGCGAACACAAGGCCATCGTTAGGCTTGCCAGTCGGGCCTTCTTTATCCTGAGCCCAGTCACTGATCTGACTACCGGTGCGGAAAGTTAAAGGAGATGGTGCAAACGTGTCCCATACTGCTTTGCCAGACTTAACAACGCGGTCTAAGTTATCGTCGGTCTCACCGTAGATTGGTTTGCCGGTAAACGGGTCTACGTTCAGCAATGTATTTGCAAACAATGTTACATAAGGGCCCGAAGGCTGAAGAGAGCCGGGAATATATTCGTTTCCAAATAGCTTTGACTTGCCCTGTGCAGGTTCAAACAACGACATCATTGGGATTGATTTACCGATGTTGTAATACATAGGATTTTCGTCAGTGCCCATAAACGGGATACGAATCATCTTATATGGCCCCATGCCCCACAGCGAACGCTCACGAACAGCTTTAGGCCCAGTCTGACGCCACTCATCATCGTCACCCATCATGCCCATTGCATAGAGTGCGGCCATCATGTTAATCATCGTCCATGGCTTGGTAATAGCTAAACGACCAAGTACCGGCATGATAGCGTACGACCAAGATACGAACGGAAGAACGGACTGTCGAGCAGCTTTAACTGCACGAGCATCGATGTCGTAGTCAAGGAACATTTTACGAGCAGCAAGGCCCGCTTCTTTTAGTTGGGCATCCCCAAGGACGCCATCATTCTTAGCCTGCAAGTTGCCAGCAACGTTCATAAATGCAGCTAAACGGAACACGTTATCGCCTGCGGCATATACTTCAGATGCGGCGTTATCCGTAAGCTTAGCACCACGAGCGATCTTAGACGCGTACTTAGAGAACTCCTGCTCATAGCCAGCTAACGCAGACAGCTTGGTCAGCAGTGAACGTTCGTTTTGCTGTGTAATATTTTGTGCCAACTTCTTGGCCAGATATGTTTTGGTTTCAGCGTTGGTAAAGTTACCAAGCACAGCACCAGACTTATAGAACGCTTTCATGATTGCCCGTTGCTCAGCGTTTAATGAACCGGGATTAACCTCGTAGCGGACAAGTAGATTTGCGGCGTCGCCCACTGCCTTATGAGAGATACCATGCAATAACATCATTGCGTAGTTAGTCAGAATGTTATTGGCGTGCGTAGCAGGAGAGAACACGGTTTTGTTCTTCTTAAACGCGGCCATGATGTTGTTAAACAACTCATTGTTGATAAGCGGTTGCCGCTCATGCATATCCAGCAAATTGCTCCAGACGCCACCAGAGATAATCTTGTTGCGTAAAGGGCCGTAATGATCTGTGTCAGGCAAGCGTATCCAGACATCGCCACGTTGGGCAGTACCGCGAATTTCTCTGATCTTAGATTCGTCGTCAGAAGCTTTAAGCAAATTGGCTTCAGTTAGCTGACGCTTAGGGAACAGTTCATTAATTTCATCTACACTGTTAAAAACTACAGTACTTTCTGTAGCTGTGCCGTCTTCGTTACGACCCATTGGCTCCATAGAAGCAAACAGATTTTTAGTAGCGGCGTTGTGCGATAGCGCTGCAATGGTGGTCAGTAACGCAGAACTGATCTGTTGCGAAGCCTCTTCTTTTTCCTGTGTGGAAAGTTTTTCATCCCCCATGCGTCTAGCTACGTCAATGAGGTTAGCGCCGCTGATATTGCGCGTACGGAAAACAAATTCTTTGTTCTTAACGCCGTTAAAGTACCACACACGGCTACGGTCAATATCAAGTTCTGGGTGGTCATTAGCTTGTTCTTCACCAACAAAACCGTTAGGTACTCGCTGACCGCCAAGTGTCTCGAAAGTTTGGAACAACGGTTTATCAGAGTCCACCACATTGTTGGTCATTGGCAGTAACGCCTTAAAGTCTTCAATGTTTGCCTCTTTGCGATCTTCGGGGCGGAAAATGGCACTTACACTGTGCATGCCAAAAGATTTCTTAGCCAAGTCAGCTAAGCCCTGCGGCTTCAACAACTTGTCCGTAAACTTTAAACCATCAAACATGCGCTTGTCAGCAGGAGACAACGTTTTCACATACGAGTCGATTAGCTCTGAAATCGCATCTGCAGTATCCCGAAGAACTGCATCGCGGCCTGTTTTTTCTAGCGCAGTTTGATCTCCGTTAAGGTATGTAAACACACGCACAGCATCAGCAGGAGAACGATATAAACGTTGTATCAAAGACTCAGCTTCGACTAAACCGCCTTGGCGTTCTTGTTTAGAAACTGCAGCAGCCTGTTTATACTCAGTAGCTAATCCAAAGCTAGACGCAATCATGCGCAAGTTTTTTGTAAGGCCGGGGAATTCTGTAACAAGTTTATCAGCAGCTTTTTTCATAAGCTGTTTTGCCTGAGCTTCTCGCATACCGCCTTCACCAAAGCCAGCCTGTTCTAAGAAAGAACGTGTGATGTTAATAGACCAGCCGGGGCCGTCTTTGTATTTTTGAAGGTTTAACTGCACAGATTGTTGCGCAGGATTTGAAATGTTACTCTGGACTTCGGCTTTTAAAATGTTACCTTTGCCACCGTCAGTTTTCTCTGCGACGCGGGCGGCCTCAAGCAATTGGAACGTGTTCTCCATAACGTCAGAAGCAACGGTCTGGCTAGAGCCCAGCATGCGGCGAACAAGCGCGTAAATCGCATCCATAACGTCGTTAGCAAACTTGGTAAATGTGCGAGGAGCATTGCTCTCCATACCTTGCAGTGCGCGACGGAAGTCATTAAGGGTATTCCCGTAGGATATAAGTTCAAGCACCGCATCAAGTTCAGCAGTCTTGCTTTTCCCAGCAAGAATCTTTTTAAGCACAGCCTGCACTTCGGCCGCTTTAGGCGTTAGTTTATCAGTGTCAAAATTGACCACTCTCTGCAAAGCAGCTTTGAGGGCAACCACTTGCGCAGCGTTAGGATTTGTATATACAAACCACTGTAGTGCACCGTGCAACGCCTCGTGCAATGCAACTTCTTTACTGCTTGTCTCACTGATCGTAATGGTGTTTGTCTTAGGGTCGTACTGGGACTTGCCTTCTTTAACAAATACAATGTTGATTGGCGCTTTACCTTTGACAGCTAACTTAATAGCTTGTGCAAGTGTCTTTTCGAACGGTGTTCCATTAGTACGGATGTAGTTAAGAATGCCGTTAAGCCCATCTTGCTTAGCACCCTTACCCATTACTTGATAGCCCTCAGTAGCGGCGGTAACGAGTTGTGGAACAGCGCCTCTGGCGGTGCCTTCTTTAGACTGACGCACTTCATTGCCGCTAGTAGCCAAGAGATCAGGCTCACCAATAAAGGCTTCGCTCTTAGCCGCCGCCCATGCACGGGACAATCTGAGGTCGGTTTTTTTAGTTTCTACATTACCCTTTTGCTCGTTCTGAGCACGGTCTTTAACAAACCGCACAACAGCTTCGACGTCTTTGGCATTTCCGCCAACGGCTTCGCCTAGCTTAGCCAAGGCCGCCCGAACTGCATTTGCGTTAGCTTTAAGAACAGTGGCTCTGTCGCTCATAGCTTCATCAGCAGTCTCATTGCGCTTAATAGTCTCGTCAGAACGAACTAGGTTTTGTTTGGTGTATGTTTCGTACGCATTAGCTAAATCTCTAGCGGCATCTGCAATTGCTTTGACTTTGGCACCATACTTTTCAGTGGCAGCGGCGTCTTTCTCAACAGACTTAGCTTTGCGCACCATGATTGCGCCCTTGGGATTCAAGATGGCGTTACGGATTGCCGCGTACACCTGCGAGGGCATTGAGGGTTTACCCGGAGCCTTTTTGGTGTCGCCAGTTACTGACGCAAATAAGTTATCTGTCTTTTCGTTTTCGGTCTCGATAGCTTTAAGAATGGCATCGTTCTTGTTGTCTTCTTTAATCGCTTCAGAGACGTTCTTAGGCCCTGTGTCGACCTCGTCAGCAGTTACATCTGCGGCGGTGGCTGGTTTTTGTCCTTGCGTTTCTGTTTGCTGGGTTTGAGTGGTTTGAGTGCCATCTTGAATAACAGGAGTAGTTACGGAAGTTGTTACCGGAGTTGTTAAGGGCGTAGGAAAAACGCCCCCCGCGGCGGGCGCGGAGGGCAAAGGGGTGGCTTTAGCTTCACCACCCAAAGGAGCACTGGCAACAACGGGGGCAGCAGGTTGACCAAATGTATAGTCAGCCAATGCTGTTTGCAGGAAAGCGGAATCCGTAGGACTGATAGCGGCTTCACCAAAATTAGTCAATGTGCGTTTCTCGGTAACTTTACCGTTCTTATCTGTCTTAACAACTTCGGCGCGAGTAACTCTACCAGTCACACCACGAGTAACATTAACAGTAACAGGCACACCTTGTGCATCAGTGGCAGTATAGGTATTTGTCGTCAACCCTTGAGTAGACGTTTTAGTAGCCGTCGGAGTAAGCGCGGCACTGCTGACAGAAGCTGGCGTAGTAACAGGTGTCTCAAGGGCAGGAGCCGCCGCAGGTGTAGTTTCAACTTGTTGAAGCGGTTGATTAACTTCAAAAACACCCGGGGCAACTGTACTGATACCAGTCGCGACGTCCACAGGCGCGGGCTGTTGCATACGGGGCATCTCACGACCAACGTTTGTGTCAGGCGCGTATGCAGTGGGGTCAGCGGGTAAATTAGTTTGAACCTGTGTTAGACCACCAGCTAAGTCAATCTCTTCTTTTGGAGTAGGTGCAAGTAACGCGGGTTTTACATTTAAGCTAGTTGACTGCAGTAAATTAAGTTCAGCGTTCGGGTCTTGTTGAGCCACAAAATACCGACCAATAATCCCTTTGGCTTGCGTCACAATTGCATCGGTTGCTTGTGGGCTAAGTTTTCCTAGCCGAACAGTATCGAGCAAACCAATAAGGGTCTGGCGATCTGTATCAGAAATCTTTTGTGAAAGTTCAGGATCAGTTAATGCATACGAAATGTCAGCAAGAGGGGATTCTTTACCAGCTTCGACAAGCGCATCTTCTTGTTTCTTTAAATTATCTAAGCTTGCTGCCTCTTCGCGTAGTTGCCGCTGCATCCACTGCTCGGCATTATCTATAGTCACACCTTGGCGCTTAGCCTCGTTAACTACAGTTTTTAAAGCGGCGTCGCGAGATTGGGGCGTAGCGCCTTCTCCGTACATAGCTTCGTTGTATGCAAGGCTAAACTGTTCTGCTTTTTTAGCCCGACTTCTATGGCCACCCAAAGACAGGGGGCCAAGCCACAAACTCATACCCAGACCGCCGATAGCAGATTCTCGTGCGATAGCAGTGGGGTCTTCGGCCTTTGCACCATAGGCTTGTTCAACTGCGTAACTACCTAAATCTTGTGCTACCTCAGTACCCGGCTGAACAGCCGCGTTTATCGCCATGCTCTTAGCAAAAGGCTTAAGAACAGCAGTGTCAGTTAACCCTGCAAGAACACCACCAGTAGTTTTAGCTCCGCCGCCAAAAACGGGGGCAAGACCTTGCACAGCTTTTCCGCCAACAAAGGTAGCAGCAGCTTCGCCTAGACCTTGAATAACTCCCACACGACGAGCGGCAGAAGTAGCAGCTTCTTTGTCCCCCGTTTGCTCTAAAATCTTTTCATAAGTTTCTTGTGCAGAAGACAAGCCAAACAAAGGAGCAGCTATGCTTGCAGAAAGCGCAGGCCCTACCCCGGGAATAGCACTAGCAGCTATTAGCGGAGCGGCTGCACCAACACCACGTGCACCCTTAACAGCTATCTCTCCACCCAAACCACGGCCACGCAGGTCAGGCTCATACCCAATGCCACGGGCTTCCGCACGCTTAACTAAACCTTGAGCGTCAATGTATGCTTGACTGCCTTCAGGCACAACGTATTGCGCGGCCTGTCCAAACATCTTTGGAAGGTCAGAAACTAATCCACCAGCAAACTGGCGAGCAGATTCGGCTAACGTTCCGCGAGGCGCAATCCCTAGCAAATCGGAAATTTCCCCGGTTGAAGTCCGAGTCATTTTCGATATCTGACCGATAAGCTCCGCGTCGCTAGTGTCCTTGAACTCGGGAAATGCTTTACGAATCTTGTTTAAATCGGCCATGTCTGCTACCTATTAATCTACTTCGGAGTCTACAACATTACCTGCCTGCGCATTTCTCATTAGACGAATTAATCTGTCAGTTGGGTCTTCATCACCCATATTTGCGTTCTGTTTAATTAACGCCGCACGGGCTTTAGCAGCGGCTTCAGCAGGAGTAATAGGTACCTTCTTACCATCTACCATTTTCTTATTCTGCTGCGGGTCTTTCAGAATGTCAGCCGCTAGGTTGCGGACGTCTCCGTAAGACGGTTCAGTCTGCGTAGTAACAGGTACCAAGCCTTTGGGTGTCTTTAGAACACCGTCTTTACCAACTTCTAATCTAGTGGTATCCACAAGAACAACGTTACCTTCTTTGTCTTTAAAAGTTTTTAACCCTTGTGGAAGGGCTTGCTTAGCACGCTGTTCTGCAATACTTAGCTGACGCATCTGGGTCATCTTGTTCGATGCTGCAGTGTCTTCAGCAAGGAGCTGGTTAGCTTGCGATACTCTAAGCTGACCTTCTGAAGTCGCTGTATTCCGTTTTTGCAAACCAAGTTGCTCAGTTTGAATGTTGTTCATGAACGACTGCTGTGCGTAATCGATTAGTTTTGCTGGGTCGTTAAACGCCACAAGACCTTTTAAGATTTCGTCTTTAGTAGTCTTAGTATCGGGTAGTGGGCTGCCGTTTAAGTCAACACGCTTAACAGTAATTGAGCCGTCCGCGTTTGGCTTAAACTCTTTGACTTTTGCGCCATCAGGCACAAACTTATCATAGAAATCTTTAGCAGCGTCAAGGTCACCATTGTTTACTTTGGCAACGGCGGTGCGGATAGCCTCAGTGCGCTCAACACCTTGCAGTTCAATCTGACCCTTTGCTGTGGTCATGTAGTCTTTGAAAGAAGCTAAAGCTTCTGGGATTTTTCCAGCGGCGGCAAGGTTCTTTGCGTTGCTCTGAGCAGCCCACATCATGTCTTCATTAGTTGGAGGACGCATGCCCGTAACATTTCCGTCGGCGTCTTTAACAGATAAGCGGTCAGACCAGTCTTTTGACAATTGTTTTTGGCGAGCTTCATCTTCATCGCGTTGTTTTTTTAGACGTTTTTGTTCTTCAATCGTTAATAAACTAGCTTCTTGCTGGGTTTTAAACCCTTCTTGTGCGCGGAGTTCTCCCGCAGCAGCGCGTCCTTCCGCTGTCTGTGCACGCTCTTCGGCGGTCACATTCATTAACATTTGTTGACGTAGCCGTGGGTCTGTTACAGCATTTGCCATAGCACGGGTACGGATTGTTTCCATACGCTCAGGTGCTAAACCGCCTTCGTAGCGTTGCCCAAGATACTCGGTCATTCTTTGGGGTGCTACATCGATATATGCGCCAGCAGGTGCAGGCGTATCGCCTTGGAGGTCGAGTCCTTGCTTGGGGGTGTAGCGAAGCGTAGGTGCCTGACCTTCAGCACCGGGTACAGCCTGTACATCATAAGCGCCAGAGCTCTGCAAACCTTGAATCTGCTGAGTTCCCGCAGTACCGTAGTCTTGGAACTCGTTAGCAGTAGCGCCTCGGATTTTCTCCATAGCGCGGCGTTCTTGTTCTTCTTCACGCAGTTTTAGGCCACGCTCGACCGCTTGTGCGCCTACTTGGAATCCTGATGCGAAACCCATATTAAACCTCCACCATTTCGATGCCTAGACCGGCGTAATTTACTGCTTCGTAGCCATCAGGCATTGTGAATACCATCTCGGGGTAGCCAACTTTTACGTCGTCAGCCATCACACCAAGGTAGCGTTTGCCAGAACCGCCAATGTATTCAAACTCATAGAGCGGCAACATGGTGCGCTCATCGCGGCCAACGACTTCAATATTTTCTTTTAAGCGACGATCAGAGTATCTTAACGCGCCGGTTGTAATAGCCCCCGTCAAAGCACCTGTAACTTCACCTTGCGCATTAAGGCCAGTATTAAACTGGCTAGTCTGGTTACTAAGAATGTTGCCGTAGGTTTGACCAGCTTGCTGCATGCCTTGGCCATACTGTGAACCGGGAGCCATGGATGTATTGATGCCTGCAGAACCTGCGCCTGTAGCACCTTGGTAGGCAGCGGTAGAAGCACCAGCCAGATTACGGCCAAGACCTGTAACGTCAAGACGACGAGCAAATCCGATCTGTTCAGCTTGGTTACGAGCACCTGTCATAGCATTGGCACGATTAGCAGCAAGGCCAAGATTAGATTGGTTAGCCATTGACATTGCCCGACCAGAGGCAGGGTTTACCCCCATAGAAGCTTGGGCTCGTTGGGAGGCTGCTTGAGTTGTACCAAAGGCTCGGCCAGCGGCTGCGGCTGCATCGCGAGCTAAAGTTTCTCGGTAGTTCTCGGTATTAAATCGTTCAGCGTCTCGAACAAGCCCCTGCTCTAGCGGCCTAAACGTTTGCTGTTGGTAGTCGTAATAGTCCTGACCTTGTCGCATCTGTTGCTGCTGAGCGGCCATTTGTTGAGCGGCTACTTGACGAGCAAGTGGAGCCATCTCTGCGTATTGTTGTTTAGCAAAGTCTAACTGTTCGCGCCCAATGGCTTGCATTGGCCCGTAGTCTGGTGCTGGTTGCGATTTTCCGCCCATATTTACTCCTTGCGCAGCCAACGACAGTTGTCGGGCCGCATTACCAAAATCTGCATATCAGCGCCGGGTGCGCCGTCTTTCATTACAAACTCTTCCTCAAACCCAAGATGCTTGTCAAACGCAATAATCGAGGGTTCATTTGTGGGTACCATGCCGGTCAATCGTTTCAATTTACAGTGGTTAAACGCGTAGTCACAGACGTGATGGAACAACGGCACAAGAAGTTTTGTGTGTTGAGCAACAGCAATGTGACATGTAGCATTTGATCCATTGTAGTTATTGATGACTACTCCTGCAATAACATCTTCTCCACGAATAACGCCCAAGGCATAAAAAGAACCCCAACTGGAGTCTTGCCCTGTTTGTTCGGCTACCCAGTTCCCTATACGTTCTTTCTGGTCAAAGACGAGTTCTGCCATGTGCGTATTATGTCTTATTGCGGAGGAGTTGGCCATACCACATTTAAAGGGTAGCCGGGTTGTTCTGGGATATCTCGTAAGGCTTGACGGTAAGTCTGCCACTGATCGTACAAAGTTTGGCCAAGTCGTGCAGGCGCAGAAGCGGTGTCAGTCCAGTCGGATTCTTGTAACTTCTGAAGACGAACAACGCCAATCTTGTAAATCAAGTACGCCGTATCGGGCTCCCACGACTTAGTCGTGTAGTTAAATTTGTAGCCATCGGATGGCCGCGCACCCTTTTCAGCCGGAATGTTTGTTGCAATATCGTGGTATTGCGTGATAATGCTAACCTCGCCGTAGTACACAGAGCACCCGTCGGGAATGTCGTATTCTGTTAGATCATTTTCGCAGGTACCAGTAACAATGTACTGACCACTAGGTTCATAGCAAGCGTAAGTTTTCATCGTTTACTTCCAATCACAATGATTGTGCAGTACTCAGCTTTCCAACTATCACCATACGGGTTTGTAACTATAGCTTCTATTTTATAGGAACCAGTTGCCGGAATTACGTATGTTCCCGTAAAAGTAGCAGTTACTTTATCACCATACGGGCCCATAGTCTGAATTAATCTACCAGTAGACGCCCCAGCAAATGTATCTACCAAAACGTTTGTAGACGTTAGAACATTTAAAATTACTTCAATATCGCCAGCGCCAGCATCAATCTTTAACGCAGTAAAGAACGCGCTAATCGTTGTATCCTCTGGAAATGAAGTTAACGCTGTTTTTATACTTACGCTTGTACTTGAAGTAAAAACTTGATCGACTGCGCCTGTAACAGTCACGGGAATCGTGACGGCATTAAGTTTAATGTTTCCGGTTGCTACAACGTCGCCGTTAAGGGTTAACTGTGTACCGTTGTAGTTAATGTTAGTCGTTGAGTTGCCTAGTGCAAAAGTCCCGCTAGGGTTAATCTTCGCACCTGATCCAGTCATTGTTGTGCTAGATAGGGCAGGGGTAGAGCCAACCGTTAACGTGCCTGCAAAAGACGCAGCGCCTGTAGAACCGTTTAGGACAAAGGTAGCTTCATCATCACTGTTGTAAGCAACCAAACCATTTGCAGTCAACCCAATGCCGTAACCGCTGGTACGAACACCCGAAGAATTCCAGTTAAGCGTGCCTACAGCCAAGCCGCCCGAACCTGCTAATACGTTTCTTGCGTTAGAATTTAATTTTGTAGACAGTCCGGCTACCGCATCAGCGGCATCGGCTGCGGCGGCATCAGCAGCAGACAAAGCATCGGCGGCATCACTTGCAGCAGAACTTGCATCGGCTGCGGCAGCATCCGCAGTATCTTGAGCATCGGCGGCATTAGCAAGTGCAGTAGAAGCATTACTTACAACAGTACTTGCAGCCGTGCCATTAACCGTACCAGTTACGTTGCCGGAGAATGCTCCGCTACCCGCATTAAGAATGACGTTGCCGTCACTGTCTCGAATAGATAAACCGGTTGTGTTAATCTGCGCCGCAGTCAACTGTCCACGAATAACAGCAGCACCAAACTCAGCAAAGCCATTGCCACTAATTTTCCAACCTTGTGAGCCTGCAACGTAGTTTGTAGAGTAAATATCTTCACCAACACTGATAGCGCCAGTAAGAAGTTTAGAAGCACTTAGGTCAACAATCTTTGCGTTATCAATAGCAGCATCAGCAATCTGAGCATTTTGGATCGTAGCGTTTAAAACATAAGCCGCGTCAATATACACGCCGGATGGAACACTGACACCACCAATGGAAGTAGGCGCTGCTTGCACAGCAAACGGAACTCGACTAGCTACCTGCCATGTAACTGTGCCGTCTAGAATCTTTGTACCGATAGCGCCAACTGTTAACGTCCCCGTGCCTGTGGTACCCCCAATTTTACAAACAAGAGTTTTACTTCCCTCGGTAGATACTCGAGCAATAGCGCCAACAGCGTACGTTGTAGAAACAGTTCTAAGGGCAATAGATGTCTCTGGCGTTGTGACCGCAAAACGGTTTACGTTTGCAATGAACTGTGAATTACCAACTGCATCGCTGTAAATGCCGTAGCCTGAAACAAAATTATTAACGTCAAGCTTGATGGTGTATTGGGCTTGAAGTCCATCGTTAAGCGTCTTTTGCGCGGTAAAGCGTTGCTCTAAACTAGCTGACGCAGTTCCGTCGCTGACACTAACTTGTTTAACAGCAGTTGCCAAAGGGAGACCGACTGTCCATGTGCCGCCTGCGGCTTCGCAAGTCGCTTTAGTTGTGTCGTCGGTTGCAATGCCGCCAATCGAACAGTAACCAATCTTTGTAGATTCAACAGTCGTAACTCGAGCATCAACGGCAGTAACAGAACCAGTAATCACGGCGTCAGGAGAATAGACCCAAGCCGTGCCAGACCAGAGATACAACTTATTACTATCATTTGTGTCGTACCAAACATCACCATTTACCAAGGCAATGTTGCCTGCGGTTTGCGGGTCAACGCCGCGGATGGTGGGCGCATCAGCTTGACGAAATACTTTAGACTGAATGCTTGCATACGCACGCAAGAACGTACCGCTCTGGGCAATAGCGTTCTCAGTATCAGTCTGCGTTAAATAGTCGTTAGTCAGTGTTGCAGTCAACGAAGTCACAGAGCCCGTAATAACTCCGTCAGGCGAGTACACCCATGCAGTGCCAGACCACTGGTACAACTTGTTCTGGTCATCTAAATCAATCCAAACGTCTCCAAGTTGCAATGGAATATCAGCACTGGTGGATGCATCCACACCGCGCTTTGTAGGTGCAGAAACTTGTCTAAATGTTCGGGACGCAGATACATCGGTGTACGCACGAAGAACGGTTTTGCTATTGGCAATGGCTGTATTAACCGTAGATGCTGTGGAATAGTCGTTAATTAACGTAGCCCGTGTTGCCACAAGGCCAGTGGTGGGGTCGTTAACTGAGGTTTCCAGCGTGGTAATGTCTGAAGCAAAAGCCGCGTCAGCGGTAGCCCGTGCAGTCTGCTCGTTAACGATTAACGCAAAGTTGTCTGTAATATCCGTAAGGGTAATGTCAACCCAAGCCGTACCGTTCCACTGGTATTGATTGTTGCGAGCTACCGCATAGTCTTCGTCAAAGTAAGGGATGGCATAACTGGGTTTGATATCCACCCAAATGTCGTTTAACGCAGGAGTCGCAGGAGCGGTAGTAGTCCGGTAAATTGTATTTTTGCTAGACGCCGTTGCAGAAACAGACGAAATTGAAGACGCTAAACCAGAGTCAGCCGTTGCCCGTGCAGTCTTTTCTGAGAAGATAAGGCCAGTAGTTACACTGGTAATGTCTGTGCCGGTATAAGTCCCGCGCATTTGCGTTGCAAGAGTTTCTCTTGCAGTAACTTCCGCGCCCAAATTAGTTGTAATCGTAGCTATGTCTGCGGTGTGAGCAGCAACAATATCCGCAAGAGACGAGTAGTCTCCGATCTTTAACCAATACGTTGCGTTGGTCGGAAGGTTACCAGTTGTAGAACTTAGAGCTTTATACAAACCGCCGTTGTACTTAACAATAAAGTCTGTTGCGTAAGTAGTCCCGTTGTCGTACGTTGGGTACGTATTGATCGTGTCAATCTGACCTTGAATCTGAGCTAACTGATTGGGGATAGTGCCGGGTGTTCCAGCAGGGCCATCAATTAAGTTAATACGGCTATTAAGCGACGTAGCAAGTTGTGATGAAGTTATGCTGCCAGCCAGAGTGGTTAGCAAATAAGATACAGCAGCGCCGGTTGTAGCTAACGTTCCGTTGATACTGTTATAGGGGCCAATAACGTCTAGCGTATTGACAAACCGAACCCAGTAGTATCGAGAGACGCTGGGCCCCACAGAGTCAACATAGATTGCACCGGGAGAAAGCCCAATCAATACAGCCGTGCCAATAGCGTCTGTGGAGTTACCCCAAATCTCAGCATGCGAGTGGCCGAAGTACTGTGGGTTATCCCACGAAATAATAATGTTCTGAATAGCAGCAGATGCGGTTACGTTTGTTGGCGCAGGCGAAGTTCCAATTAGCCTTACGCCGGGTTTAACAACAGTGCCGCCATTTCCCGGATCAACAACACCACCTGCAATTAACTCCCTAGCAGTTACAAAACGGTTATCGCCATCGCTAGTAATAAGCTCTCGAACACGGTCAATAAACGTGCGTAGGTCGCGGGGGATGTCCGACGTTACTGATGGTAATTTATTAGACACCAGCTAGCTCCTCAATAGACTGGGCAATCGACAACGAGAATACTTCAGAAGTTCCTTCAATCTGAACTTCCCAGTCACGACCCGGAGCCACAGGGAGTCTGAACGGATTGCGGTTTGCAACAGTCTGCGTCCTAATTAAAGTTCCATTGGAATAAAACTTGGCAGTAACTGGATATGTCTCAGCTTCAAGTTGAGCGCACGAAAACCCTGTGACTTGCGGCAATGTAAACTTCTTGGTCTTCCACGTATAAGTCTTGTTTGCGCCTGCCTGCCACACTTTAACGGAGCGATCAGCAAAGGCCAAAAACAACTTATCTCGTTGGATATCAGCGTAGCCTGCTGTGGCGTAGATATCGTGCAGGACAAACTGCCCCGACGTAGGATCATAAATAAATCCACCACTGGTTGTGCCGTTGTTGTAGAAACCTATGTACTTCAGATCATGGGAGTAGCCGTGAATCGAATCTGGCTTAAAGTAAGTTTGCCACTGGGCACGAGTAAAGTACTGCTCTGTTACGAGTTTAGAGCCGCCGGGAGACAACAAAACAAGGCCGTCAGGACTTGCGTAAAGAACTACACCGTTGGTGCTAACAATGCTTCGTTTGGATGCGCAAGACTGCTCAAGGTCAGACTTAACAGAAACCAGAGAATCTGGGTGACTGCCTTGTAAAAAGTAAGGCGTGCCGGTAGTAAGCACTGCCAGTGTGGTATCCATGCGGCCAAGGCCAATTACAGGAAAATCCAGAGACTGCACATAGTTCTCAGGCCATGCATGCGGGTGATAAGGATCACAGAAGTAAACATCACGGCCAACAAAACCAGCCATGCCACCGTTAGGTAAATTAATTAAACCTCGAAGGGCTGCAGGGGGTTGAGCCCACGTCAGCGATGGCAACTCTTCACCTAGGCTTTCTGCAAGCACGTCGTCTGTGTAAGATATTTGAGAAACAGGAAGTTCCGTCACAAACAAAAATACGCCCGAAACAGAGCGGTACAGCCGCCAATGAGTAACAACATAGCCGGTAGGTACGCCTGCCCGACCCGAAATAGCTACAGTCTGCTTAGGGTAAACATCTACTGGAGTGGCTGCGGCGGAGGGAGCAGACTCAAATTCAAAGCCAGACTCTTTGTTAACCCACGTCCATGCATAAACGCGAGTCTCTGTAGCGGCAGGCGTATCAGCGTATCCTGCACCCGTTAATTCTGAGAACTGCGCAACCGTTGGGTAATCCCCGCCCCGTAGACGCAACGTAACGCTAGAGCCAACGGATATGGTTTCAACAACTGCAATAGGGTCGGCAACGCCGTAAATTGTTGTAGTCAAACCATACCCATTAAGTAGTCTAAGACTGTTAACAGTAGACGGGTTAATCACTGGCGCAAAGGACTCTGTGCCATTTACAGTCACAGAAACATACCTTGACTCTAAGCTATCTACATCGGCTTGGGTAATAAACAACCGTGCAGGAGCCGCCGCGTCAGACCCAGTAGCCTCAACAACTTTAGCCTCGACACTGCCAATGTAACGACGATAAAACATCGTTGAAGAATCGGTTGAGCCTAGCGATCCGGGCGTTACAACAACACAACCGCCATAGGCAGTAGCGACTAACTGCCCAGACATCCTTGAGTTTAAAAACGTAGCCAATGTAGTTGCCGTCAAAGTAGTAGACGTTGCAGCATTGACACGATCTACGCCTTCTACGCTTAGGACAATAACATTGCCTGCTGCAATAGACCCAATCTCAGTGTCGTCAATGATAAGGTAGGGGTAGGAGTCTGCCACTCCACTGGCCGAGTAATCAATGCCCGAATAGGTAAACGTGCCGCTGGTGTTGGGGACAGAGCCCGTACGGAATTTAACGTACAGTTTTGTTGCGGCTCCTGTGGCATCAGTTTTTACAACGACTGTTCCATTGACGGCAGTAGCATTTACATTGGGCAGTGCAGTAATGGCAGTAGCAACAGACGAAGCAGAAATAGGGGAAGTCAAAGTTACAGTTGTGTAATCTCCGTCAGCTTGTCCTGTAATACTTCCTAGAACGCCGTAGGTTGTCGTTAGCTGGGAAATATGGGTGGCAGTCAGCGTTACTTCGGCGGCATAAGAATCCGCAACAAAGGCATCTACACCTGCATTAAGAGCCGCTGATGGGGCTGGTAACCCCAAAGGCCGAGTAACGGCTGGGTACGGAGTTCCAGACAAAGCAATCGTAGAATATGTAGACTTTGGTATTCCATCGCCTGTAAAGAATGTCCACTCAGAGGTATCTCCAGAGATTTGACCGCGGCAAACATCAACGTCTGTAAGCCAGTGAAACCAGTACTGAGAATCAGAAACAACGTCTTGGCCAAAACGATAGATAGTCTGCGGTGTACCTGCTTTAGTGAGGGTAGTTACAGCGGAACCAACATCGGAAAGGGGCTGCAGCGCACCGTTAAAAACGGGGCAATTAAGAGCAACCTGTGCTTGGCTATCTTGCAGATAGCGCGGCGGAACCTTGGGTGAAATTCCACCGAATGATTTTATTTGGAGTACAGCCATGTCGGGTCTTCCTTGCTAAGCTGCGCATATTGTAGTATTAACCGCCCAATACAGCTATAGCATGCGTAATGTGTTTAATTCGATCTTCTAGGCCAATCGTACCGCCGTTGATCCGTTTAGTCATTGTTAAAAAATCCCGACTGTCGGCGTATTGGTTAAGGTTATGGGTTTGCCAAAACCAGCCTGCGGTTTGTGCAGCGTACTTGGGAGTGCGGACTAGTTCAGGCTCCATCACGAAATCCACACCGAGGGCTTTGCCTGCGTGGAAGAAGTTACTATGGCCAGTTAGCTGGAGAAATCCGGAGCCGCGGAACCTGAACCCATCCCCAGAAGCCTCATCCCGGTTGCCCATACGATTCCCGTAAATCCTGTTGGCGATTTTACGTGGCTGCTTCTCGTAGGCAGCAGCTTCCTCGGGTGTGAAACCCCATGCGCGTTTAGGAGTCCGTGGGAACAGTTTGAGTAGGGTAGCGGCGCGGTAGTTCAGATTCTCTTCCATGATCTTAAAGTTACCGCACTCGTGGCCGCACTGACCTATCCAGCTAGCTTGTTGTGGAGCCGTAAAAATATTGAACTTATCAAAAGTTTCGTTAAACGCATCTGCCAGAGATGGGTCTATGTGCATCTGTTTTAGTTGGTCAGGACTTACCATTTAAGAGGTTCCTTACTTCATTGTATGAATCTACGCAAGCGTTCAAAGCAACAGTATTTCTATCGCCTTGAGCGACTATTTCCGCGATGGCGTCGATGGTTGCTCTTTCGGCGTCAGAAGCTGTATCAGTCGGTCTGTCAGGTTGACTGGCTGTTTCTGTATTTGCGCTGGCAACGGGGGAACTTGCGGGGGCTTGTACGTTACTTGGGGCGCAGAGGCGCAGCTTGCCAGCACGATTGGCAACAGCAAGAGCAGTAGTTTTTTTGTTGATGGCATCATTAGCCTCCTGTAGTTTGGCAGATTGTTGATTAAGTTTCTCACCCAAGTTTTGCTCAATTTGACGAGCTTCCTCGTTCTTCTTGGCAATGGCAATTTTCATGTCATTGTCTCTATCTGTCCACCCAAAATGGTAGCCCCCGCGATAAGAGCCTAGGAGCGCTAGCCCCACAACAAATGCAATCCAAGGTAGTGGTATGCCAAACATCATTCGGTCTCCTTACGGGCTGCTGCGATTTCTTCGCGTTCGTCATCGGGCTCCATGTGCTCAGGAGGTGTAGTCGGCGGTGGGCCGGGTGTCCATGACTCATCTAGTTCTGGGTTTGTCCAGACAGGCATTGCACCAAACGGTTGCGAGGGTAAGCCGTACGCAGATTGCGGAGGGGCGTAACTGCTATTAGGCATGCCGTAGCCGCCATAGCCACCACTCATACCTCCCATCATTGGAGGGCAGCCATGTTGCATTGGAGGTTGTGGAGGAGTAAACATCTTAGAAGCCGCGCCTGCCGCTCGCTTAGTCATCACGCCCCCGATACCACCTACTATCAACAATACAATATCGTTCAGCATCTTGGTATAGGCTTGGTCAATCGGAGCCATTGACTTAATCGGCTGCGTCACAAACGTTACAGAGTAAAGCAGCGCAATGACAATGACGCACAGGATCAAAGTGACCACCATGACCACAAAGCCCCAGACCCGGACTTCAAATTCTTCAGTTGTTAGGTTTGGTTTCTGGTTGGACGTCATTGACTTTCTTCTCCAAGATAGGGGCAACTAGGTATTCAGGACACTGCTGGGTAAACAGGCACTTTGGCTTCTGACAATCAGGTGCGTGGAAGTTGTCGGGGTTCTGGCACGGATAGCGGTAAACGTCTTTGCATCCAGCCAACAACAAAACAAGAAGTAAGTATCTCATGCCTTGACGTCCACTAATCTAGCCCATTGCGTCTTGATTTCTTGAACTTTTTGTTGGTGTGCAGCCTGTCTGGTTAGCTCTGCCAAGCGCTTCATGTTCTGTTCGTGGATCACCCTATGAGCCTCTGAAAGCATCTTGGCATTTTGTTGGTACGTGGTAATTCTCATTTGCCTAATCCAACCCTTCCAAGTAAAAGATTAACAATCTTGTCCGACAAGTCATCAGGCAAGAACTTTAGAAAACCTAGAAACCACAAAGCCACGCATCCGTACACGAATATCTTGAGGCAGAGGTCAAAGGTCTTCTGGTACTCATTCACCGACCACACCTTCTGGTAGTGTTGCAGAATTCCATTAACTCATAAATACCAATAAACACCAAGAACAGCACAAACGCACAGCCACCAATGATGACGGCCAACTCGTTCATCTCCGCTTCTTTTTCTTTTGCTTTCTTCTCTGCCCGCTCTAGTGCGCGAAGTTCTCTGGCATCATCAATGTCCATCTGGTCTTGGCGGGCCTTGATCTTGTTCCAGACATCGACTTTGCCAGTTGTCATAAAGAGCATTTTGAGCTCCTCTTCAAACGCACGAGCCTGCTCTAGCGCCATCTCAATCTGCAACGCGGTTCCCATGTTGGAACCCTTGCTTTTCTTTGTCTCAATCAGTGCTTTAGTGGCTGTTGATTTTGCGTCAAATAACTTCCCAATCATTGGCGCAAGCGAGCCAAGATCATTGGCCACCGCGCTGGCCTTCTTGACCATCGAGATTGCGGACTGTATGCCAGCTAGGGCGGTTAGAGGATCAATCATTTTTTATCAACTTTTTGCCACTCAAGGCATACTACTCTGCGGTTGTAAACATCTCCTGACCAAGACCACCTGACACATCGGTATTCGGGTTTTTTCTCTTTGTTAGATACCTCGGGTGAAAATAGTAAGAACAGTACCAACAACCATTTCATCCCCAAATCCAAACAAGGGTGAATGTCCCCCACACAACAAATATGGTCACACAGGTCGCAACGATAAACGCATCGACCCATTGATTCATTTTACAGCCCTAACACTTTTTTGACAAATTCAGCCGCGACGCCGGGGCCAAACAAAACGGCAAGCATAACGGCGTAAAGCATATACTCAATATTGCGCATGCGGTCTTTGCCGCTATCGAGTTTGCCCTCAATAGACCTGTAACGTTCTGCGCAGACAGCTTCGTGTACAGCCAATTTTGTTTCCACCGTTTCCATAAAATTCCTTGAAGAAGCCACCCGAAGGTGGCTGGTTCTTAGTTTGCTACGACGTCAGTCACGGCCTCTTCAGGCTTAGCTTCCAACGCTTCTTTCAGCAACTTGAAGAAGGCATCTCTGCCTACTTGCAACTGATCCACGTTAAAACGTGCTGAGTCCAACTTACGATCTAAGTCAGCGACATGGTTGAGCAACATCTGCTGCTGCTGTGTCATGTCTTCGTACTTGAACTCTACACCGTCGATTGTCACAGGGGTCTTTTTTTCGTTTCCCATGATTTTTCCTTTAAAGTGCCACCAAGGTCGGGTGGTGGCTTCCCGTTAAACTGTTGGTGCTGCTGCCCAAGGGAGGGCTGGCTGAATGATTGGCGGATTGATTTGGCTGTCAATCTGTGACTGAATAGCCGCTTCTGTTGCCGCTTGGTCAAGACCATTTGCATAGCACCAGCCCAAGACTTGTGCTTGAGTCAACTCAGCGAATGGTGTGAATTGTCCACCCTCTTCTGGTTGCGGGAAAGAACAAGTTGAATAGATGGTCGCAGTGTATTCATCTTGAACGCCGTTACAGCGCCATCCTGCGGTTACAACCACATTGGCTAAAGAGCCGTCTGTTGGTTTGCATTGCATCCATTCAATAATCCAAGTCGTAGTCATGATGTTCCTTTATTAAACGCTGCCTTGTTCCCAGCCACCGGCAAAGGTGTATTGGGGGTTGTTGGGTTGAATGACAAATGATACCAAGTTAGATGGCAAAACAGAACCGTTGTTAAATCTAATATTTACCGCATAGCCATCGTAAGGAATCGGAGTTGGTTGTGGCTCATCCATTGGTGTGGGGGGCAATGGTTCGTACACCGTACCAATAACCACAAAGTCAATGTCAGGGTAAGCAATCCATTTGCGTATAACAACGGGTTCGGGTTGCGGTTCGTCAATAGGTGTAGGCGGTTGCGGTTCATACTCGTATTGAACCCAACCATTTGAATCTGCAAGTTCCCACCATTGGGCTTCATCAGTAAATGTAAATCTGTAATCCATGATGTTCCTTATGAAGTTAGGGCTTGCAATTGTGTATTGGTTACACGCAATGGGTAATAGGAAACTTTTTTAACCCAACCTGTCATGTTTGGTGAGATATATGCCGCAATTAAATTGATTGGCAAAATTGCAGATGAATCTGTAAATTGTAGTGTTCCGTTAAAAGTTCCTGCTATGTCATTAAACGCATAAGCAAGTGACATTTTTTGTGCTTTAGTTGAAAATTCACGACCTTCCCATTGATTGGTTGAATTGTAATTTCCTGTTATATATCTATCAACACCAGTATTGCTTATGTCACCAACAAGCCAAAAATTTCCGTAACTTTGATTTCCACCTTCAGTACATGAAAACGCATACGCACCTGTTCCCTCAACATATGCAGAACCTTGCCCTGCATTAAACCAACTACTAAAGTTAATTCCTGTTATGCTTGCCGCATCTATTGTTCTTGTAGCACTTGCTGAAGTTGTTGCAATGTAGGATGTGGCAAAAGATGCAACTTCTAATTGACCGCCCCAAATGTAAACACCACTAAATCCATTTCCAGTATAAGTTGATGATGTTCCATTA